CCTCAGGCGCAGCCTTCTATGGAAGTGGGTTGCATAACAATACCAGCCGGGTTAAGTCGAACTGGCGTAAGTAGATGGATTACGCTAACTAGCAGATGGGAAAGATTTATTATGAAACACTGTAATTGCCAAACCTTTTCGGATTTTGTGGGATACCTACTGAGTCTCGTAAGGCATAGCTCAGACCCACAAACCGGATAATAATAAATCACTGCATGATAGTTAGTTTTGGATGTTTGTAAATTAACAAGGACTAGACAAGAGTAGCATAGTCTGCTTGAGCAATCAACAACCGAAAATTTGAAATTGTACTGCCAGTACCGGCCGTGGACCAAGTTAGCCGATCGCCAACCACAGCTCGCACCTTGAAAGTGCGAATGCCAATGGTGGAACCGGCGGTTGCTGCAATGCTAACCACCACTCCACCAGACACAGAGTCAGTGATTGGTAGTGAGCTTGCAGTTGTTAACCCAGTCCCAATTGTGATTGCAACGACCATAAATTCCCCAGGACTAATGAACTCTACAACAGTGTCACTAACTCGCTTGTAGGGCAAGAACCCTAAAATTGTGGTAGTGCCAGCAAAAGGACTTGCAAATGAAGTAGTGTCGTGCTCCATGGTTCCGCCGGTGGTGGGACCATCTGTAGGCCTCCGCAACTCAACGACGTAATCAACGTACAACTCTCCGGTAACAATGTTGGATCCATAAATGGAGCTCAAAAACATATTGCCGACATCGTACGTTTTTATGTCCAAGTTGTCAGGTAAAATACCTGCTCGAACAACTTTCCATGGTGCGTCAAGGGGTACGTTTAAATCATTGGACAACCAACAATTGACCTCACTATTAGGAATCGATTGAGCCTGTGAGGCCTTATTGGTCGGCGCTGTGTCAGCGGCATCATAATCAAATGACATCATGACAACACCACCAACACTTGTGGCACAAACAGATCGGTATTCAAACCGTAGCTTCTTGAACCGATATTCCTCATAGCGTCTTGCGACCTTGGAAAGCCATGGAAACGTTCCAGGTAATCCAGGGTTGACCGCAAAAGTATTGACGGTATAATTACCACTGCACTCAATTGGCGCCAAGAACGCACGATGTGCGATTTCAATGGTGCCGGATGGTTTTGAAACCATCTTAGGTGCGGTACCGGTGCGCTTGGTTGCAATAGCAACTGGAGCGGCACTTCGTTTTTCGTGTGATTGTTTGGCAGGCGTGCTGCCTCTCAACTTGTTCTTTGTCATTGTGAAATTTGTGTATTGGTTTTGTGATAAGGTATTATCATTGGCCCGTAGGAAGCCCTGGATACCCACTGGTATAGCCATTGCCGTGGCCAATCCCCCTTTCCAAAAATTCCTATGGAAAAACTTGAGGTCAGCGGCTTTTAAATTACCACCAACGGCATATTCAAAATCGTGCTCACGACAAGTCTCATCAAGAGAATCAATGGAATCAACAGTGGGAATGACACTGGCCTGCCAGCGGCCATTGGACCAATAAGGGCCACAAAAATTTCCGTACATTAAAAAGGTGATGAAAGGTACTCAGAGAAATTTTCAATGGTCCTTGGAGCACTACCAAGGACCAAAGAATCATAATACTCCTCGAGTGCTATTTGCTCATCAGGTGTGTACCCCCACGCCTCGAAGAAAGTTGCACGCGCCAGGGCACTAACGTGGCTACTTTTCTTCTGCATACCAACAGACATTATTCTTGCACCACTCTGCATGCCAGGGTGCAAATGTATGTTGGAAGGTGCACCATTTCGCATGTACATCAAATACATGGCCTGAAAGACAGGTACTCCACTAGTCAAGGCCAACCCACCCTCACCAACCGCATATATCCACTTGCGAAAAGTGGAATCTGCCTGTAAAGGTATAATTGACAAACTATCTTTTTCCCTCGCGACGTCGAAGTTCCGCACCATTCTCCAACCACTCAACGTGAGGATTGGTTTCATTTGGCAAAACTCGACTTGGGAAAAGATGTAGACTGGTTTTTCGACTGTCATTCTAAAACCCATATCGTTAAACCAATAATCCAATCCGGAGCTAAATCGCCATAAATCTCGCCGTTCCATAAATACGACACAATCGTCGCCATTATTTCCGAGTTTGATATTGACGAACCGGCTTTTGGCGTAGCAGTAAACAAGAGCACACATGATAATGCAATTACCAAGTGCAGTGTTCATGTCTCCACTAAACCTACGACCGCTCACCTTGTACCGCACTTTCCCATCCTCGCAATAACCAACCCCAAAATTGTTAAGTTGCATCTTTAATAAGCGTGATAACTCCTTATCCCGCCCACTTAAAATGCTATATATGGAGTGTTCCCACTCCAACATTGGTTTACTAACGTGCATGTCAAACTTGGTTGCATCAAGTCCGACACACACGGGTTCACCAAAGCTATCCCACTTAGTTCTGAGGTGGCCAGCGATTTGCTGTACATTGAGCCCCTTCATTACAACGGGTGTGTCATCTTCAAACACTCTAGTAATAGCACGGTATAAATTGTGCTCGTTGTGTTTAAGATAACAACCCACACCAATGTTGTACACTGGTGATCTTGGTTGAATACATCGAGGTGCTCCGGTTGGTTTTACTTTTTCACATTTTACAAACGGCTTGCTGACTGCATGCTTCTTTTGAACACCAGAATGGTAAAATTCTGGCAATGCGTTCTCATAAATGGTGCGTTTTCGGCCCTGATACATCTGAACGAACTGTTCAGGGGAAATCTTGGGGGTCCACGCAGCATGTCTGAGTAACAATCGTTTGAACGGCTTGAGAGAGATCTCAATGTCGTTCCTGTGTGGTAGTGGAGGTTCGACAAAAACCCCCCCTACCATACAACGAAACATACGTTCTAAAAGAGCTGTAGCCAACGTACCTACATCCGGATCGTTAATTCGCAGAATTCTTGCATCCGTTGATATGCCATCAACAACGTATGCAATCCTCTGCTTGCAGGGTGCCTGGCTCCGAGTGATGACCATCCTAGAGTCGGTATACTTTGGTGTATGACGAACTCCTACCACTCTTGCCAAGCCTCCCTATTGCTGCTCATCATACGTCCATCCTGATAGCCGAGACTGTGCTATGTCCGTGTTCAACCAGACATTGGCAGCAATCTCATCTTCACTAGGAATGAACGCCGCAGCAACAACATAATGTATGACCCGAGCTTGATCCACTGCTCGTACACCACGTTGTTTCATCAATTGTGCAAGATACCTCCGAATTGAGAGAACGTTTGCCTTGTTCCTCTTCGGTGTGCCGAACTTGATCTTGACTTCGGCTAACATGCACATGGCAAATTTGTTGGAATATTTCTTGTGAATGCGGCGATGCTCCTTGACCTCAAGAGCATCCCTATCCAACAAAACAACACCACCATGCACGTCACGCCTTCTAACAAGATACCGTGTTTCGTCACCAACAGTGAGGGTTTCGGCATCTACCGCTGCAACCTGAAGTGGTGGTCTATCCACTTCAGGATCAACACCAACTGGAGCTGGTGCCACGACAGCAGCAGGTTCAACATCCCAAAATTGCTGATTGTCTGCAGTGGCAAGGTTGTTTCCTAGATATCCGGAAACTAAATATTCCTCAGGAATGTTTGCCTCCGTATCCAAAAACTCTTGCAGCTGCAC